CTCGCTCACTTCGGCACGAGAGTGGACATCATTATTGCTCTTGAAATGGGCAACAAAATTGATGCCACAGCAGCATATAAAGAAATTAAAGCAGAGCTTAAAGAACTCAAAAAAGCAAAAAAGCATTACGGAAAGGACCTGTAGTAAGTGTGGAGAAACAAAACCACTGAATGCAGATCACTACCAAATTGTAAAATACTTTAAAACTGGATACTCATACTACTGCAATGAATGTAACAAACCAAAACAAAAAGAATGAATAAGTTTATATGGGAAAAACAAAACGCTTTAACCAGTGAATTTTGTAAAAATGTAATTTATAAATTTGAAAGAGATATAAGAAAAAAAGATGGTATAACTCTAGGTGGAGTTGATAAAGATACGAAAATCTCAACAGATCTTTCTATTTCCAAAATGGCAAATTGGGAAAATGTGGATGAAATTTTTTCTAATTCTTTAAAGCAAGCTCTCAGTGAATACCGGCAATACATAAGTGCATTTTGTCCTCTAAATCCATTATTTCTTGATTTAACTGATACTGGATTTCAAATTCAACGTACAATAGGAGGTGAAGGATTCTATAATTGGCACCATGATTTCATGGTAAGCCCAATTGATGGATATAGACTAGCGACTTTTATTTGGTATTTAAATGATGTTTCAGGCCCTGGTGGGGAGACAGAGTTTGAAGATGGGACTAAAATAACTCCAGAAGAGGGAAAACTAATTTTTTTCCCAGCGACTTGGACTTTTATGCATAGAGGCGTTACGCCTCCAAAACGAACTGTTAAATATATTGCTACAGGGTGGTTATTCTTTAATCCATTTCATATCTGAACCAGTTTTAAACATAAATATTTGAAATAATAATAGTAAATATGGCGGCAGTATTGACAGCAGCTGGAATAACCTTTGGTGACGGAACTAGCGCTTCATCTAGGACGAGTTTTTTTGCACCATCGGGAACTAGATGTTTATTTTCTCAAACATCAGCGCCGACTGGTTGGACAACATTGACAGATCATAATAATAAAATGCTGAGAATAGTTACGATTGCTAGTGGCGCTGGCGGTGGTTCTGGAGGTAATGTAAGTTTTACTGATTGTTTTACGACTAATAGAACTGCTAGTGTTAATGTTCCTTTTAGCCTGACGTTTAGTGTTGGCAACACAAGTCTTGATGTTAATACTATTCCTCAACACACTCATCCATTCAATGGAGGTGGTAATACTGGATCTGGAGGCTCGAGCCCAAGCCAGGGTTCCAGCGGACTCCGAAACCCTGGTAGCAGCACGGGCAATAATGGCAATGGTGGAGCGCACGCTCACCCCGTTAGTTTTACATCAGCTAATGGGCCTTGGAGTGCAGCAATCAACATGGGCCTTCAATATGTAGATATTATTCTTTGCAATTGGAACGGTTGATAAATATGAAAGTAGGGCATATTTGAAATGGCAGTATTAACAGCAGCTGGAATTAATTTTGGCGGTGGAGGGACTCTTGAATCAAGGTATGGGATTATCCCTCAAAGTACGGCAATGGTATTTTTGGGGGGAGTTCCATCTGGATGGTCACAATCAAATACTCATAGTAATAAAGCATTGAGAGTTGTGTCTTCAAATGGCGCTAATTCGGGAGGGAATCAATCATTTACTAGTACTTTCACGAATAAACCATTAAGTGCTAATGTACCTATAACTATTTCTGGATTGTCGGTTGGTGGGACCACATTAACTGTAAATACAATTCCTCAACACTCTCATCCAGCGAATAATGGCGGCGGAGGCACCGGAGGTGGCGCGAGCCCTAGCGGAGGCTCAGTTACTGGCGCAGCTGCGGGAGGTGGTTCCACGGGCAACTATGGCGACCAGAACTCGCACGCTCACCCCGTTAGTTTTACATCAGCTAATGGACCAGGATCGGCCACATTGGATTTCACCACACGTTATGTTGATGTAATTATATGCACTTTCAATTAAAATAAGAAAATGGCAGTATTAACAACAAATGGAATAACCTTTAGTAATAATACCGTTTTGAATTCTAAGTACGGAATATTTCCTCAAAATGTTCCTGTGGTTTTTTATCAGGCAGCTGCTCCAACTGGTTGGAACACGCCCGCCACACAATATGGAAACCATGCTCTAAGAGTTGTTGCATCTGCCGCTGGTGGCACCAGCGGCGGTAATATTGACTTTACAAGCGCACTCTCTAGTAAACCAATCAGTGCTAACGTGCCCGTATCTGTTAGTGGATTAGGTGTCGGTGGTGTTCAGATCGGTAGTTCCACAATGGGCCAGCATGCCCATCCTGCAAACAATGGAGGCAATCAGAGTAATAACTCACCCGCGCCGAATCGCGGCACCGTAACTAAGGTAGCTCCTGGTTCCTCAACGGGCAACACCGGTAACAGCGGCAGCCACGCTCATCCGGTTTCTTTTCCGGGAGGTAATGGGCCAATAAACACTAGTATGGATTTTAATGTATCGTATGTTTCTGTCATATATTGCATTTTTGGTTGATCTCTGATATAATTTAAACTATTAAACTTGTAAAACTATGTTTAAAAAGGAAACTGGAGGGAGTTATTGCCCTTTAATAAAAAAAAATTGCATTGAACACAAATGTGCTTGGTATATGCATGTTCGTGGTATGAATCCAAACACTGGCGAGGACGTTGATCATTGGGGATGTTCAGTTACCTGGTTGCCAATGTTGACAATTGAAAATTCTCAACAACAACGTCATACTAGTGCTGCTGTTGAATCATTTAGGAATGAAGTTGTTAAGGCTAATGAACAAAACAGGGACCTATATATACAAGGTCTTATAGAACAAAAAGTTTTACCAGTTAACATTACACCATTAACTACTCAAAAGTTATTAGAGGAGGAAAACAACAATGAGAATGACAATAGTTAAAGATGATGAGCGTATTATTATAGATGGTGAAGGATATACGACTGATCTGAGTGTATTTGATGATCTTAGTTGGATTGAAGGTTATGACCAAAAAACTTGGGGGAAATTCCATGCTCTTCAATGGTATGGAGAACCCGATGAAGATGGTGAATATGGTTTTGGATTAGAAGAACCTCATGGAGAAATTGAATTTAAAAAAACAGTGCCTAATTTAATTATTAAAGAATTAGGAGTTTACGAACAAGCTATATCTCTTTGGGAAAAAGCAAAACTTGACGAAAAAGAGAGAATTGAAAAAGAAGAGGCAGAACTTCTTAGACTTAGGGAAGAAGAACTTAGTTACCTTGCCGAGTTTGGTGATTTTGATCTGGAAGAATTATTGAAGGATCTGTAATTGTTTTAACGTTAAATTTTTTTTTTTATTATCTATGAACAAACAATTAGTTGAAAATAATTATTTAATTGTTCCGAATTTTATTTCTGAAATTCGAGCAAAAAATTTATCAGAAGAATTTAAATCTTTTTGCACAGAAAATAATTTATCCGGTGACAGTCAAGCTCCTGATTCACATTCTAAATATGACCACATTTCTTTCTTAGAATTGTTGTGTGAAAAAACTCCAGAAGTATCTACTTTATTAGAAGAAACTGTTCTTCCTACGTATTCTTATGCAAGAGTATATAAAGAGGGTTCGGTTCTAGAAAAACATACTGATAGAGATGCATGTGAGATTTCCCTTACTTTGCATTTAGATGGAGATTATCCTTGGCCCATCTGGATCGAAACTCCACAACAAGAAAAAAAGTTTGTGAGTTTAAATCCTGGAGATGCAATGATCTATCTTGGAAGAATTGCATCTCACTGGAGAGAGGAGTATAAAGGTAGTTATTACTCACAGGTTTTCTTGCATTATGTGAGAAGTCGTGGAGAATGTTCTTATGCTTACTTTGATAAGACTAGAGATAATGTAAAAAATAATCAGGTAATAGAAGAAAAGTCATACTCTAATATTGATGAAGTTATTGAAACTAAAGAAACTCCGGCTGTAATTTCAAGGAATTTATCTACACAACCCATAGAATCTTTTATTAAAAATTACGATTATATTGTTTCAAAAGAACTTTGTGAAAGAATTCTAAATGAATATAAAAATTCATCTGACTGGACTCATTCTTTAATAGGAGGAGAATCATCTGTAGATTCTACTATTAGGAACTGCGATTCAATTCTTCTTTCCGATACTGAAATTATTCAAAGAAATTTTGAAATAAGAAAAAATATAGATATGGAATTGCATCAACAACTTTTAAAAGTAGTTGAAATGTATTCAAAAGAGTTTCCACATTTTAGTCCAAGTATTGATACAGGATATCAGTTACTTAGATATAACCCGGGACAGTTTTACATACAACATACTGACAATTTTATTCAACAACAAAGAAGTATTGCGTGTTCGGTAACTCTTAATGAAGACTTTGTTGGTGGAGAATTCGCATTTTTTGATAGAGAAATCATGATGAGAAATTCGATTGGAGATGTAATTGTATTTCCTTCTAATTTTATGTATCCACATGAGATAATGCCCGTTATTTCTGGAACTAGGTATTCAATTATAACTTGGTATGTCTGATGTTGAAATCATAAAGTCAAAGTTAATTGGACTTCCTCACGTAAGGTATTTAAATTTAGACAATAGAATAGATAGAAGAGATTATATTGAAACTCAGTTTAAAAAATGTGGGGTAAAAAATTATACTAGAATTTCCGCAAATAGATATGGACCTCATAATTATGAGGAGTGGTCAAAAAAATTAGGCTTCAATAAAAGATGCAATAAAATATCTTCTATCTCTATATTAATCAATCAATTACAAAGTATAATTGATTGGTATAATGATAATATTTCTGAGACATGTATTATTGCAGAAGATGATTTAAATTTGACTACAGTAAAGTTTTGGTCTTTTGATTGGGAATACTTTACTTCAAATTTGCCTTGTAATTGGGATTGTATACAGTTGCACGTTATTGGTGAAAAATGGATTCCCATGGGACTATCTGTTAGATCTAGAAATAATCATGGGGCCACAGCATACTTAATTAATAGGAGATATGCGGAAAAATTAATTAGTATGCATTACATTGATAATAAATTTACTTTTTATAATAATTATGGATACAGTAAATTTTGGCCAGAATATCATTATCAATCTGCAGATTTTGTTCTTTTTGAAATAGGAGTTACTTATACTTTTCCACTCTTTATAACTAATTCAATTTTTGGTAGTGACAACAATGATGGAAAGATTAACGTGATGGCTAAAAAATCTGATTACATTGTTGTTAATTGGTGGAAAAATGAATCACAAAAGTATTCTTTAGAAGAATTATTTACTTTATATACTTCTAGTAAAAAAACTTTATTCATACCAATCAAATATCATGAATAAACTCAAAGGATTGCCCACAATATATTACTTAAATCTTGATGAACGAGATGATAGAAAAACTTACATGGAGAATCAATTTGATAGACTTAAAATTTCTAAATATGAAAGAATCTCGACATCCTCGTATCAACTACACAATTTTGATGAATGGAAGCATAGATTAATTTTGAACGATGTGCATCAAGCGAAAAGTCCAAAACATCATATTATAGAAATATCAATATCTTTAACTTATTATGACATAATATTATCATGGTTTAAAAACACTTCGGAACAATATCTTTTATTATTTGAGGATGATTATAATTTAAATTTTGTAGACGATTGGCACTTTGATTGGGAATATTTAATGAACCAATTACCTTTTGATTGGGACTGTATACAGTTGTCATTTGAAAATGATAAAATTTTTCCTTGTTTTTTACACCCAATCCATAGTAATCATGGAACAGGAGCAATGTTACTTAATAGGCCATATGTGGAAAAGTTAATCAGAATTCTAACTACAGATAATAAAGTTAATTTTACTCAAAATATTCGTAATTACAAATGGGCTAAACTCCTTCATCAACCAAATTTTACTGTAGATTATTACCTTTCTCACTGCGGCCGTGGGTATGCTTTACCATTAATTGCTATTAATCCAAATGATGGTGGTAGTTTTTCTTTCAGGGCTGTTAGAAAAGATAGACCCGATTTATCATTTTCTTTAAGAGCTCAAGAATTATGGTGGAAAAAACTTAGAGATAAATATTCCCTTGAAGATTTTTTCTATTTTGGTAAACCTAACGATCTTGTTTTAACTCCTAAAAATATAGATTTACTATGATTCATCCGAAGTTAAGGGGAATGCCTCATATTTACTATATTAACTTAGAAAAAGAAATAATTCGCAAAGAGTGGATGGAAACTCAATTTAGTAAGTTTGGGATTAAAAATTTTACAAGAATAAATGCTTCCAAATATCTAAAAGAAGAGTTTGATGAATGGAGTAAAGATATCATTCATCATCCAGAATTTTATAGAAAAGAACATCATAAATCTGTATCTGTATCTGTATCGCATTTAGAAACTATTAGAATATGGTTAGAAACTACTAATAATGATTATATGATTATCATGGAGGATGATATTGATTTACGTTTGGTTCACTATTGGCACTTTGATTGGGAATATTTAATGAATAATATTCCTAAAGATTGGGATGGTGTTCAATTAATGTATAATTCTAATTATAAAATTTATTGTTTCCTTCATGTTAAACAATCTAATAGTTTTAATGGACCGTTATTAATTAATAAAAATTATGCTAAAAAGTTAGTTTCTTTATATTATTCTGATGGAAAGTATAATTTATTACGTAAACTTTCTGATGTTTCTTTGGCTATGGGGAACACTGTATCAGATTCTTTCTATGTGGTTGATGTGGATAATTTTATGGGATTTCATGGTAAAGTATATCAATTACCTTTATTCACCCAAAACACCGATTTAGATCGTATCCAAAGAGATCACCATATAAAATCTCGTAGAGCTCATCTAATATGGTGGACACAAATGAGAGATATGTTTACTCTGGAAGAATTCTTTAGATATAATAAACCAAATGATGACAAAATGACATTGACAATTTAACTTTCTAAATACTAATTTA